CTGTTGACCAACTGCAAGTTATTACAGGCACAGATTTTGAGTATCAGGCAGATACGGCAGCAGCCACAGCAAATAGCGCACTGGCCCAACTAGCAGCACTGGCCCAAGAGTCGGCCATCAATTCTGCGTTGGCTGAGAACAAAGCAAATCAGGCACTGGAGCTGGTGGACAGTTTGACAAAGGCGGTCCAAGCATTGCAGTTGACTCCATTGCCAAGTCAACTGGATACGCTGACAAAAGCCATCGAAGGCTTGCAGATGACCCCACCGCCACGGGAGTTCAAAAGGGCAAGATACGGCTCGTTTTACGACACCACCACCCAGACAGCCACCACGATCAACACCGCCAAGGCCATCACGTTTAACAGCACAGACTTGAGTAACGGGGTGTTTATCGGAACTCCAACCTCACGAATCATTGTGGATAGTGAGGGCATCTACAACTTCGACACATCGTTTCAGTTGGACAAGACGACAGGCGGCACAGACGAGTTTTATTTTTGGTTCCGACTTAACGGTACAGATGTGCCTGACAGCGCAAGCCAGATCAGGATTCAAGGCAACAATGCTGAGATATTTTCGTCACTGAACTACTTTTTCGACCTAAAAGCTGGCGATTACGTTGAGATGATGTTTTCAACTACCAGCCTGAGTGTTGAGTTGCTTTCCGTTGTCGCAACACCCCCAGTTCCCGCCATTCCGTCCATAATCCTGACAGTTTCAAACAATATCGGAGGTGTCCAATGACCGTAATCATCAAAGTGCTGATTCCCGCAAAACAGGCAGAGAACAGCCAGACCACCCAATACACAGCAGTCAATGTAAAGGCCATCATTGACAAGTTCACGGTGACCAATACCAGCGCCAACAATGTAACTTTTAGTTGCAACTTGGTAACAGTATCTGGTTCAGCGGGGGCGTCAAACTTGATTGTTGATAGCCGAACCATCGTGCCAGATGAAACCTACACCTGCCCTGAGTTGGTGGGCCAGGCGCTAGAACCAGGTGGGTTTATTTCCACAATTGCAGGGACGGCGACATCGCTGACCATTCGGGCTTCTGGTCGTGAAATCAGTTAAGGAGTAAGAAATGAAAGAATTTATGATGATTCCCAAAGGCTTTGCTGGCCTACCGATGGACGAGGGATTCTTGACTACAGCCGAGAACAAGAAGAACTACGCCATTGCTGTGCAAGATTGGAACTATGGCCCAGAGATGCCAACCAATGAGCCTGGGGCCAACAAAGAGTTCTACTCAGGGCTGGCAGAGGCCATGCAGTGCGATGAAAAAGACGCACGGCGCAAGCATTGCTCAAACTGCGGTTATTACGACAACAGCCTAATGGCACAAGTTCGGCTGGAGCGCATCCCAATGGCGGCTTATGACAAAGGCGCAGGGTTTCGAGGTCACTGCGAAAAGCTGAATTTCATCTGTAATGACATGAGAGTTTGCCAAGCATGGGAAGATGATGAGTATGAGGATTGAGTAAAACTGTGCGAAAATCGAGCCGCTGAGTCTATCGGGCCACCAGCAGCTCACCCTGAACAGGAGTTGTGCATATGGTCACGGTTGGCATCACAGAGCAGCATTTAGTAGAGGTCTATGCCGACCCCTACATTGCAAAAGTCGGGCATGACCATCGCCCTGCTGCGCCAATACATGACCCGCAAGTAACATACCTGTCAGCGTGGGTTGGTAACAATTTTTCAGGCGCTTTCATTGCCATTAAGCAAAGCCCTGTTGAACTTGAACTTCACGCCTTACTCAAAAAATCAGCGCTTAAGCAATCACGTGATCTTGGCGTGGACTGTTTAGCATGGGCTTTTGCTCAACCAATTTTGCGAGTTACCGCTTACATCATTGAAGGGCTTGAGTCTGCAAAGAATTATTGCCTCAAATTGGGTTTTAAGGTAGAAGGCCGCTTGCGTTCTGCCTGTGTGCAAAATGGCGTGGTCAAAGACGTTTATGTGTTGGGTATGACCCGACAAGATTGGGGTGTCATATGAGTTTTATTCGCAAAGCATTAGGTAGCATCACTGGCGCAACGGCAGCAGCCAGAGGAGCGCAAGAAGCCTCAGCAACACAAGCAGCCTCAGCAGAAAGAGGCATTGAAGAACAGCGCAGACAATTTGACACAATGGTTGAATTGATGTCGCCATATTTAGCTGTTGGAGCACCAGCCCTTACAGCGCAGCAGGCTCTTATTGGACTGCAAGGCCCAGAGGCAGAACAAGCAGCAATTGATCGACTTACTGGTGGCTCAAGATTCCAGGAATTGACACGACAGGGCGAAGAAGCTATTTTGTCTCGGGCATCAGCCACTGGTGGATTGCGTGGCGGCAACGTGCAACAAGCACTAGCACAGTTCCGTCCGCAATTATTGAATCAGTTGATTGAAGAGCAATATAGCCAACTTGGTGGTCTAACGAATATTGGCCAATCTACAGCCGTTCGTCAAGCTGCTGCTGGACAGCAAACAGGTCAAAACGTAGCAAACTTGTTGGCTAATCAAGGCGCTGCTTTGGCTGGCGGTCAATTGGCAGCGGGTAATGTGAACAGGCAAATTTTCGGTGACGTTCTTGGCGCTCTGAAAACTGGCGGCGAGGCTTTCAAGGCATTCGGCGGTGGTCCAGCAGCAGCAAGCGGGTCAGGTGCAGCAGCATTTAGCGATCAACGGCTTAAAAAGAATGTCAGGCGCATTGGAACTCGCAAAGATGGTTTGGGAGTTTACGAATTTGATTATATCTGGGGCGGCGCTCGACAGATCGGGTTGATGGCGCAAGAAGTTCAAGCCGTATACCCTGATGCTGTATCTGAAATTGATGGCTTCTTGGCGGTTGATTACAGCAAAGTTTAAGGATTTGACATGGCGATTAACCCATTTGCACAACCGATAAATTACTCAGCACAGTTTGTTGATCTCACCCCTGCATTCAGGGCAGCGGGAGAGGGTTTTCGAGCTATTGGCGAAGGCATACAAGAGCGTGAGAAACAAGAACAGGCAATGACTCTGAAGGCGCAATATGCAACAGATTTGCAAAATGCGCTAAACAATCCAACACAAGAAACTTGGAGTCAGATGATTGCCAAGTATCCGCAACAGCGTGAAGCATTTGCTGAAGCTCGAAAGGGTTTTGGCGAGACTGCGTTGGCAAACGAATTCAACCAAGGTTTTGAAGTTTCCACGGCTTTGGAAAATAAAAGACCAGAAGTTGCCAAGGAAAGATTGCAGACCTTCATAACGGCTCGTAAAAATTCCAATTTGCCTACTGGCATTTACGAAGATGCACTAGAAGCATTAGAACGTGATGATGTATTAGGCGCACAAGCTAACGTCAACTCTGCATTAGCAATGGCAGACCCTGATCGATTCCAAAAGCAAGTAGAGGCAAGACTAAAAGCAAGTACGGCCCCGAGTGCATTGAAAAAATCAGTTGCAGATGCTGATGCTGCTGTTGCTGATGCTGAAAAAAAGGTTGCTGAAGCTGCTGATACTCCAACTCGTTTAAAGGCAGAGCAAGAGTTGAGAGTTGCACAAGTTGCCAAAGAAAAAGCACTTGGACAATCAGCACAAGTGACTGCGGATTTTGCTAGGGAAAACGCACTCGCTGATCTTAAAAAGAAAGCTGCTGATCTTGGTTTGACTAATGCTCAGACAAATAGCGCACTGGCTACGACCAGAAAATTAAATACTGAAATTGCCAGAGCAGCTTTAGAACTTGAAGCACTTAAAGCATCAGGCGGGGTTGATCCTGATAAGAAGTTCACTCAAGAAGAAAAAATACGCAAAGAGTGGCAAGGCCGCAGCAAGGTGTATGGTGAACTTGGTGGTATTTACAGCAACCTTAAATCATCTGCTGATGCAAAAACTGGCCCTGGTGACATCGCCTTGATTACTGGCTTTATGAAGATGCTTGACCCTGGCTCTGTGGTGCGTGAAACTGAATTTGCTACTGCAAGAGATACTGCTGGCCTTTTTGAGCGTCTGACCAATCAGGCAACAAAAATTCAAAGTGGACAATTGTTTAGCCTAGATTCAAAGCAACGAGGTGAATATGTTGCACTTGCCAAGCAATATTTAGATGCAGCAGAAAAAAAAGCCGCACAAGAAAAGAAGGACTTAGGCATCGTAGTCAAAAACTACAAGCTGAATCCAGAAAACGTGTTTGGGGTTGAGGATGTTGGAGGTGGCGCTGGTCGTGGATCTGTGAATCCTCCAACCCCTCAGCAACGCAACGTAACGGTGAACTACTGATATGGCCTACTCCATCACGACCAAAGATGGCATCACCATCAATAACATCCCAGATGATGTTGCACCAGACTCAGCAGACCTGAAGGCTCGGGTGGCTGCAATTCGTGCTGGTGGTGGAGCGGCAGCATTGGAAGCTACACCAGCTCCAAAGCCAACACCAGCACCAGCAGAAACAACCCTGCAAGGCATCACAGGTGCAATCACACGTGGTGTTGCACCAATCGCAGCAGGTGCAACTCTTGGAGCTGCTGCTGGAGCGCCATTTGCAGGCGTTGGTGCAGTCCCAGGCGCAATTGCAGGCGCAGGCGCAGCTGGTCTTGCTATGACAGTTGGCGATCCCATCGTCAGCTCTATCAACAGCTTACTTGGCACCAAGTACACATTGCCAACTCAGGCAATGGAAGACCTACTAACGCGCCTTGGTGTTGCTGAACCAAAAACAGCAGCAGAACGTATTGTTCAAACCACAACAGCAGGCGCAGCAGGCGCAGGTGGCATGGCAGCCGCAGGAAAAGCCGTTGAAATGGCCGCAGGAGCTGCAAAACCTATTACGCAGGCTATAGGTGCTCAACTGGCTGCAAAGCCATTGGCACAAGTTGCAGGTGGTGCTGGAGCAGGCCTAGCAGGACAAACAGCAAAGGAAATGGGCGCTGGCCCAGTTGGTCAGATTGCAGCAAGCATTGCAGGCGGTGTGGCTGGAGCAAAGTTGGCCACCACAAAAATACAGCCCACAGCAGCTCAGTTGCCATCCGACATTGCAGACGCAGAGCGTGCAGGTATTACCCTCATGACTACGGATGTGGTGCCTCCCCGTACATTTGCATCA